AAAAACCACCCCGTATTTCAGGGGTAGTTTGATTAATATTTTTTTTAATTAGAAGGGTAGGTCACCGTCAGGTTCGTCTCCGGCTTGTGGGTCAGAAATTGTTCCACCCATAGTCATTTCGCCAGACTCGTCACCGTAAACATATTTACCAAGTTCAGAAGACCAACGTGGAGTTTCACCACGAGCAATTGCTTCCAAGTATTCTACAGGCTTTTTAGAATAAACATCTTTCCAAGTAAGTTCATCTTTAACCCAAGAATCCATAGTTTCTTTTTCTTCGTGAAGTGGAGCTGGGTCATCATACATTACAGTTTGGATAACTGTGTATTCAATACCTTTTGGAGTCTTTGCCTTTGTAAGTTCCAAAATCAAGTCACGTCCTTTTTCAGGGTCAGTGATATCACCTTTAGCTCTCCAAATTGGAATGATTTTGTCAAGGATACCTTCGTTCTTGTAGTTATGCTTAAAACGCCAGAACTTTACTCCGTCCTCAGGTGCGTCTTTGTCAATTACTTTAACGATGTAGAATTTACGTGCCTTATATTGTTTTGCAAGTTCCTTATCAGAAGCCTTGCCAGTCATCATAAGTTCGTCGTGAATTTCGTTCAAAGGTGAACGCTCGTTGTCGTTTTTACCTGGGTCATAGATTTTGTTCCATTTTCCAGCCACTTGTACTTCGTGGAACCATACTTCTTTAAACGGAGATGAACCGTCAGTTGTAGGTAGGACTCGAAGTCGCTTTTGTCCTGTTGATTTTCCTTGTGGTAGAATTGCCGCGAAGTACTTCTTCATTCGGTCTTCTTGTGAGATTTTACTACCACCTGTGTTTGATTTCGCTTTTTCATACTGAGCGAGAACAGCATCTAAAGAATTTGTCGCCATATTATATAATTTAAGAGTTAATAAACAAAAGTAAGTGTGTCAGCCGTAAAAGTCAAATAAGTTTTACTAATTAGTACTTCAAAGGTTTGAACTCATCTTCTTCACCGTAGTCATTGAAGGTTCTTTTAATCTCGTCAACAGAATAGTCTTCGACTTCGTCAGTTGTTAGAACGTATTCGTTCTTACCTGATTTTTCAATGTCTCCTTGTTTGTCGGTAAAAAAGTCTGTAAGTTTTTGATTGAATGGTCCAGAGTCCAAACTTCTAAGTTCAAGTTTTTCTTGATTAGTTTTTGGTCTGTATTTTTCAATCTTTGCCTCTAAGTCATTAAGTTTTGTCATAACTTGGTCCATGTCAGATAATTTTTGTTCCAAGTTAGTAAGTTGAGTAAATAAATTGTTAAAATACTCTTCTTGTTTGTTTTCAATATTTTGTTGTGATTTTACTAAATCAGTGATTTCCAATTCTTCTGAGCCGGTTTCTCCTCCCTCTTCTTCCCCTTCCTCACCAACTTTTTCAACATCAGGGTCTGCAGCTACGTCAACAGGAGTTGGTTCTGCCTCAGCGGTAGGAGGAGTTGCTGGTGGAGTTGCTTCACCACCAGGTGGCGGAGGTATTGTACCAGGTGCCTCAGCCGGTGGAGTTTCTTCAGGTGCCGGTGGAGCTTGTTCAAATATATAATTATTGATTTGATTATATCGGCTTAACTCTTCGAGTATTGTTTTTGAAATTTCCATTTTTTTATCCGTTTAAAAGTTGTTTAATACCTGATTTGGTTTCAACATTAATTTTTTTGTTAGACATATAAGTATTGTCAACTCTCTCAATAAGACCATCTTTCATTCTTACAGTATAGCAATCTCCGGTGTCCAAATCACAAACTTCTTTAAATCCGTTACCGGCATCTTTTTCTGTAATTCTTGTTTTTCTACCGAGGTAGGTGTCTAATAATTGTTTTACGTCCATAATATTAATTTATATATAAATATGTTATTAACCTAAATAAGTTTTAACTCTTAAATATGATTCTCTAACTTTACTTTCAAATGAGTCATATTGTGCAGGATTTGAGGTTTTGAAATCGTCAAAAAGATTTCTTGTTTGTTTTGTTTTGTTATATGGGACTTTTTCAATCCATGCTCTAGCAAAAGTTGCCACGAAATTAGTTTCTGAATTTATATCAACATTCGCAAAATCATTCTTATATCTATCATAATTAAAGTCAACACATAACTCAGGATTTTTGAACACTGCAAAGGCTTGTTGTTGGTTATCACTTCCATTTAAACAAATAAAGTTTGGTTCAAACTGAGACAGGGAACTTTGACTATACGCTTTTTCAGAAATAGGAGTACTTGATAAATTGTTATTAAAACAACTAAATTGTCCATTTCTGTAATTAACAACTGAGAATAATGTATAAACAACATAAACATATTTGGTATCAGCACTTAATTTACTATATATTAAATCATAAAGGTTTTTGTCCGCAAAATTTACTTCGGTTGGAGTTGTTAACGTAAACGACTCATATGCTTCTGAAGGTTTACATATTGGACTTCCGGCTGACTGTAAATTTCCAGTAATATTTGTTGAAACTGTGTTTTTGGCACTAATTGTATTTGTATCTAATGTTTTTTCCGTTTCTCTTTTTTGTCTTAGGTCACTTGTAAGTTTGGACAAATAGTTACTCTTAATCGTATTAAGCAGTGCGTTTTCAATTGGTGGTGTATATAACTTTTGTCTTGTACCTGTCATTTTTGTTGTAAAGTTACCATCGCTTATGACGTGTTCTACATCTGTTATCATATACGGACCGGCAAATAATGGTATGTTTCTTAAAACAAAATACATTGTTGGTTGTATCATAACATTACCAAAAGAAGTTACTGTTGCCTTATAACTTCTAGTTTTATAGATGTTAAATAAACTAGTACTTTGGGTTGAGCTCTTTGTTCCTCGATATGTATTTGCTAACTCATATTCTTGTTGTAAAGATTCAGATGTTGCCTTACCTATATCTTGCGAAACTTGTACGTTAGTAAAAACGCTTTGGTTTTGTAATCCCATATCTACGGCAAATCCAACTACTTTATTTGATTGACCATAATCAGTTTTTTGTTCGTTTTGGTTTAAATTTTCAACTAATGGATTGTTTGTTTGTACACCCAAATTAAAACTATCATCCAAATATCCATTTTTTGGGTTAGCGTTTTGCATTTGTTCAGATGGTAATTCGGTATAAACAAATACTAGTTTTGTTTTACTTTTTTGTAAATCTACCGTATCAAAAGTACCGAAAAGGTCATTTGCAACATCAGGGCTAGGTGATGGGGGGTCACCGACATTTTGTACATTATAAAAATTAACATATGATGGTAATGAAAATGGTTGGAAGTGACAATCGGTTGCAATTGATGTAATAATGAAGTACAACGGACTTTTTGGATTATCTTTAAGATAATTTCTTGTTTTTTTTATATCTACAATTACTTGGTTTCCTACATCTCTATTCGCCCTATCTAAAAACATACAATCCTCAAACAATGTTTCACTTTCATAATTGTTACCGGCAATCCATTTATCATTAATTGATTTAAACAAATTATAATATTCTAATTTATTTAGTTCTCCTTCTGTTGCACTATCATCAATATCTTTCTCAGTTCTTGCTGCTGGCAAACTAGTTTTTAATTTTACAAAAACTCCATCTAAAATATAATTTCTAAGAGTGTCAACATCAGTTAAGTAGTCGTCAACTTCTTGTTTAAAATTAAAATTTCCACCTGAACTTACCCATTTTCTTGTTGCATATAATTTTATCTCTTCTGAAAATCTTCGAATCATTTCAGGAGTAAACGCAATGTTCATATCAGGAAAGAAGTCAGTTATAAATGAACCATTATCAGAATAAGAAAAACCAGTATAGTTCAAAAACCCCACTCTTAACCTAAGTTCTCTCCACGCCTCGGGATAAGCCAATTCAGAATTTGCTAAAGTTAGTGTTCCTCCACTAACAGGAACTGAATTATCCGTCTCAACTTTATATAACTGTATTCCATTATCAACACCCTTCAATTTTAAGAATGGATTTATTGCAAAATAACTTAAATTTTTTCTACTCAAATTAGAAGGATTTCCTTTTTGGAAATAGAAATTTTGATTCATGTACTTATTTACAATCGCATTGAATTGTTGTTCTTGTTTTGTTTGGAAATTTTCTATGGTTATTCCGAAGTCGGCAACTTCAAAATCACTTGAATTAAGTTGTAATGATTTTCTTAAAATTCTTTGCAGATTAAAATCACTGGTACTTCTATTTGAAGGTTTTGAGAAGTCAAAAAACTCTTGTTCAAATAATTCCAATTCATCAAAAGTAAAAGTACCTAAAATGTCATCTATCTTTCCCCCTGAAATAACCGCTCCACTATCAGTAATTGTTATGTTAAAATCTTCACCTTTTACAAAATATTCATCGTATGCCGGTATTTCAGTTATAGTCGGCATGTACCCATAATTTGGAGTTCCCCATAACACTCTTGCACTACCGTTGTAAACCTCTTGGGTATTAGCAATGTCCTTTATCAAAATACCATTTGGAAAACATTCCATTTTTGTTTGATTGTATCTTGAACCAAAAGATGGTGCAGAGTAGTAGGCCACTTGGGTTGTTTCAGTATCGTTATTTAACACTTTAAATAAAACACTTAGAGTTACAAGTTGAATTCCATTTATTAAATTATTAGTGTCTGTTGGTAGTGCGCTTATGTTTGATTCATTAGCTAAAATAATTTTAACATCCTCTACATTAATTTTTTGTTGGATGTCTATTTCAATGGTGTCATTGTTCTCATATAAAACTCCGCCGTTCAAGAAAAAATAAAAATCTTTAAGCAACTGAGGATAAAATCCTACACTCATTTTATCTAAAAATCCTTCACTAACAAGTTGCGTATCATATAAAGTTATTGGTTGATTTTGCCCATTAATTTCTAAATTATACACTCTTGCTTTATCAAAATTTACAGGGTCATAATTTTGGTTTTCATTAAATGGAGTTAAACAATTTTCTAAAATATCTGTTCCATCTTGTATATAAGTTTTGTATCTGTGCCAAATGGCACCTATTTTACAAATAAACATTCTCGGCAAAGAATGTATTGCCCCGTATTTTTTTAATGATGGTCCTATGTAATTTCTAGTTACACCATTAGAATCCAAATATTGACTTGCGGGCGACGAAATTGGTATGCTGTTTAAAAATAAGTAAGCAGCCTCAGTATATGCTCTATTAGATTCAATTGATGTTTCCTTTTGTACACCTATTTGTATCGCATTTAAAAAAAGTTGAGTATTAAGTAATGATGTTGTCTTTTTTGTAAACGTGTTTGTTGTTCCGTCCAAATTTGTTGTTTGGTCAGTAACGAGTCCTTCTGTGAATGATTGTTTTTTAACATTATCAAATCTGTTAGAAAAAAATGTTTTAAAGTCAGATGTTGGAGATAATCCTATAAAATCCACCTTGCTCGGAAGTTCAATATACTTATAAAAAGGTCTAACTTTTGTAATATCAGGCGTATCTCCGTTAAAGTTTACGATTTTTTTGTAAGTTCTATTGTAGAATAAAGTTTCTGACGTATTACTCACTTTACTTACTTGTGAGTTTTGTTGTCCGTTATTAAGATTTTCTTTATTCCATTCAGGTATAATAAACGGATATGTGTCAGAAAAATAGATATTATTCTTATCACTTAATCCCAAATACTCTGACATTGTATCTTCAACTTCGGCCGCATTTTTTTCGGTCTTTATTTCAGCGTTAACTTTTGGTAAATCAGTTTTAATTAAAGTAGATGGTGTTTTTAACTCTTGGTTGAGGTATCCCGTATTTACATTACCGTAATCAAGGTTTGTATAATATTTTCCAACTCCTTCGTTTGATGCACTGTATATGTAATCTAAATAACTTTGTGTGTTAAAATCTTCTTCTTTATATATTTGAGTTAGTTTGGGATTGTTAACTCCGAGTCCCTTTATTAAGTTTGATGCTTCAAAGGATTGTAGAAATGTAAGAATATTTCCAAATTTTAAATCTCTTGCAAAACCTGTAAAATTTGCAATATTTTGTACTCTTTCCCATAATTCGTATAAAATTTCTATGTCTTGACCGGCCGAGTATGCATCATTTGTTAAATTATCATAACCAGCTATTAATAATCTATTTACTATTCCATCAGAACTATTTGCGGTATTTTTAAGGGCCATTTGTTCCCTCATAATATATCCTTTAATATATTCTTCAACAAACTCAACTTCAGGCCAAATATCATAATTATCAGCCCCTGTTTCCTTAGCATATTCTCCACCAGGATATTTTAAATCATATTTGATTTGTCCGTCATCAGTAAATTCTTCTTTTGAAAACTGAGGCCATGGATATACTGGATTCAAGTTTATAGGCTCTTGAACATCATTTAATACTGATTGTTTTTTTAAGTCGCTGTCTTTAGCGGCCCCAAATGCCTTTTCGTGAACATCAGTCATCAATCTTAAAAACGCATCGGCAGAGGCAAATATTACTGCAAAAATATTTCTTATTGTGGGGTTGAATCCAATTCCTTTATTAGATTTTATTAACTCGTTAATTTCAAAAGTAAGTTGCTCCTCAATATCTTTCTGTTTAGTTGCAATTATTTTTTGGTAATTATAAATCTTATCATTAAAATAGTCTTTTCCGTCAAACTTAAAGAAGAACGGGACTTCGATTAGTCGACTTGCGTCTAATGGCGGATTAGCATTTCTTCTAGCATCTATTACCGCACTTTGTTGTCTTATTAATTCTTCAAACTCTAATATAAACTCTTGTTCTTCCCCTTGTGAAAGTTGTTGTTTACCCAATCTTTTTTTTGCGGTTTCTACAAAATTTATATCAGACCTTGTTGGGGATGGTTCGATTATTACACTTTTATTATTTATAGATACATAAATTACGTCGTCGCCTCCTTTGTCTTCTCCAAAGGTTGGGCATTGTTTTATTTTATCTAAATTATTTTTAATTCTAGTATTTAAATCAGAATATGCATCGTCATATTTGTCAAAATTTGGTTTGTAAGTAAATATTTTTTCACCGTTCATATTGATGAAATAATTCTGTTGTCCCAAATATTCGTTTACCCATGATTTAGGCTCTGTTTTTGCCGTAATCATGTCTTTACTAAAATCTTTTAGTAAATTATTAAACTGTTCGGCATCAGTTAATTTATCTATATTAATTGACCCAAAATTTGCAAGCACATCTCTTTCAAAATAATCTAATCTAACAACCAGTTCTGGAACTGACATTACGGGAAAATCTTGAGCAATTAAACCTTTACCCTTATAAATGTCAAAAACCTGTTTTAATTTTTCATAACCCAAATAAGCAATAGATGTGTCTTGAACAACTGCGGTGTCATTTATTTGACCAACCGATGCATCTGTACTACTACTACTTTCAATCTGAGTATTTTGAGTAGTTTCTTTAGGGTACATGTTTGGGACCGATTCAAGATATCCCATCGCTATATCCCCTAAAACATTAAATTTGTATCCTATGAAGTTCAGTGTCACCAAAAAGTTCCCACTTGATTGGTCAAACGATGCTTGGAATTTTTGAAGTATAAGTGGGTATCTAATTGCCTTCCCATAATATCCTTTTACTGTCAAATAAAAAGTGGGATATGGAAGATTAAAAAAAGATGAATATATTGAGTCATTTCCTGATTCAAAAAGTGCCCTACCTCTAATGTCTTCTAATTGAATATCTACAGTTGAAATATTTTTAGCCGTCATTCTTTGGGTTATATTTGTAATACCCAATAACTCGCTATTTATAACTTTACTATCGTCTCCGGTAAGTCCAGGTTGTTCAGTCCATTTTGTGGTTAAAAATTCTTGTCCATTTGGTCCCAAAAAGTTGACCGAAGTAGTCGCTATTGTTTGTAGACTTTGAGAATCCTGTCCTACTAATAATCTACTTCTTGGTTGTAAATTACACTGTAAATTAGCATACATTACTAATTTTTCGTGGTCTACGAACCTTTCTTCTGCAAATCCTTGAGTATTAAGAACCTTGTTGGGGTTTACAATAACAATATTTGAAAAGTCTGTCTCTACGAATATTCTTTCGTTGTTATTTGCCATAGTAGAATGAGTAATTATCTAACGCTGACTTATAATCTAATAAAGATGATGTTAAAGGAAATGGAATTTTCAATATGGCATTGTCAGGTATATTTATCTCGGACCCACCGTACTCAGGATTCGCTTGTAGAATTAACCACCCAAAATAAGGTGTACCATAAAAAGTTTGTGAAACCTTATCAAGTCTTGTTATACCTACTCTATAAATCTGTACCTTGTCAGTACTTTTTGGGGGTAATTTAACGTATGGGATATTCCTTTGAGTTCCGTTCAGTATAAAATTTTGGTATCTATTATAATATTGATTTGCCATTATCCGTTAAATTGTTTTTTTCCGTTAAATACAGCAAGGCTGTCATTATAATTTACACTTGAAGTAATATCTTTGAATAATGATTGGAGGTATGAATCCCCTTGTCCTGTTTTAAATGTCATTACTCTTTTCTTTGAAGTCAATTGTTTACCATCTCTTGTTGGGTTAAAGTTTTTAAACTCTTGGTAGTCAGGTCTATTTTCAAATTGTTGTGTTAACTCTAATTCTGAATTTCTTTCTAAAGTAAATCTCTCTGCCCAATTTTCACAGGTCACTTCAATTATATCTTTTGCAATTTCTTTAACATCTTCATTGACATCTTTTATAAGTTGTTGTACAAATGTTTGTCTAAGAGTTGTATCCAAAATAGTTTTTGAGAAAAATGTATATACAAATGCATCTGAAGGGAGGGTCCAAGTATCATATAAAGATTCATAGGTAGTTATATCACCTGTTGTAAGTTCACTTGTTATGAATAAAAATCCTTGGTTGTTTGTGCCACCTGTTGCCCCATAATTGTAATAATTAGTAACACCTGAACAAACGGTCAGATAGTCCTCAACAAACTCATCATGAGTGTTAACAGCATTTTCTGTCTTACCCGACAATGAATATATTTTTAAACTTCCATCAGGTAGTGTTTTTCCATCACCACTTATAGAAATGAAATCCATAACATTCATTGTTCTAACCATATCAAGTTGTAATTCAGAACTTGCTTGTACAAATTCTGAAACTCTTGTATAACCTGTAATAACTTGATTTGCAATAAGATTAATGTAGTTGCTCTTTATCTTATTTATTGATTGTGGATTAAGTTGTTCGGTTTCGGATAAATCTGAAGCTAATCTATCTTGGTCATTATAAACACTTGCAATAAGTGATGACGCCGCGTTCTCTAAATAAATTTGGTAATCAGCCTGTTTACCCAAAATATTTACTTGGTGGTCCAAATTTTCATAAGCGTCTACAAAACCTGTTTTATATATTCTTGTATGATTTACTTGTGACCAAACTCCATAGTTATATTCATTTATAAAACTTACAAAACTTGCCGTAGTTTTATTAATATAACCTTTAACCTTTTCTACAAACCCGTTGAATAGTTCAGTATATTCTATTTCACCGTCCTGTACTGCGGTTGCTGGTGTATTTCCAACGGCAGTTGATGCTGATAATATAACACCAAACGGACTACCAAAATCGGCAACATTATTAACATTAACAACATTCGGAAGTGGTTCAAAATTATTAATTGACTCAACAATTGCCTTATCAACCGCTTCAGTTATTTCTGTAGCATCGGCCCTTTCATCATACATTTCAGTATTAGCATAGTAATTAAACGACAATGCATTTTGTAATTTTTCAATTGGTTCAGCAAGTCCGTGTCCTCCAATCATTTTGAACCCGAGTCTTACAGTTGCAATCATCGGTTGAAATCCTATACCCTCGGGATTCATGTCCCAACTGTTTTCCTCAAAATCAATTGTCATTGAATCTGGAATAATTTTAGTGTTGTAAAAATCACCTACTCTTAATACCAAAACAGGTGGTGTACCAAAGTTAGTGTTAAATGCGTCAGAAAAATTAGAAAATTCTGTGTTATCTTGTGTTGTTGGAATTGTTTTACCTGGTCTTGTACATTGGTTTAAGAAAACCAATCTAGCATTTAGTCCTTCGGGAGTTATTGAGTGAAATGCGGGATTAAAAAATTTAAATTTACTTTTTATAGATTCGTATAAGAAACTATCAGTGTTTTTAATTGCTTCAAAATAATTACACTCAGTTAATAACTCTCTTAATATTTTCTTACTGATACCTTGTAATTTTGTTTGAGTGTCGGGTTGTGTTTTTGGTTTTGTTCCTTCTTGACTGATTGGTTCTGTGTTTTTTCCAGAATCTTTAGTTGGGTCTTGTGGTGTGAACACAATATTTTCTATGATAACAGCCCTACAAACAGCACTGTTAAAACTCGCGGATGTTGCCGTAGGTGAATAAGCACAAGGGAAAGACTCGGTAGAATTTGTTTTTTTCGGAGTTACCGAAGCCTTTGTACCAAAATCTTGAGCCTTCTTAAATATTAAAGTTTTACCTAAATAAGTTCCCAAATTTTTACCTTCACCTGTTTGATATTCAGTAAAGAATAATTTTACAGACTCAAACCAGTCATTTGATATGGTTATATTTGAATTCTGTGTAGTTAGTTTTGAGGCACTAAATGTTAGTTCTACCTTACCTTGGTCTGTTGTAAGTATCTGTGTAATACTATCTCTTAAAAGGATTAAGTCTTGGTAGTTTGTAAATAATAATGAGTCAAAAAACACGGTCATTCTTGCAACCTCATCTAATGGTTGAGCATTTATATATTGTTCAATTATATTAGGTTGGGTATAAGCAATGAAAACATCTTCATAATTTTGTCCTGTTGTTGATGAATTTTGAAAATAAAATGAATTGTTTTTAAAATTCTCTAAATCCGCCTGGACTTGGTTAGAAACAGGTAAGTTATTCGATGTTGGTCCTATGTCCTGTACAACTTGAGCGGCGTCGTCAGGTGAAGTTCTATTACTTTCCAATACTTGGGCATAAACTTCATTTATAGTTTGGGGTGATAGTGTGTTATATTTTCTTGCAAGTTCATAGATGTCATATTTTTTTAGTCCCGCAAAAAATGAAGCCATAATTTCTCTCACGTCATTATCACTATAGTTGGCCTTGGCAAGTTCTTTTTTTACAATTAAATTTGTAACAGAAGGGTGGTCTACTATTATTTTAAAAGATATACCTCCTGACCTTTCTGTATTCTCATATGTATAAATTGGTTCAGGTCTTCCTAAAAAACTATTACCTTTAAATCTTGGACTACTCGATTCACTATCAAGTCTCAAGTCATAAGGTGGAAACCACATAATTCTACCTCCATTTGGCCCTCTCTCGCAATGTGGTAAATCTTCAAATTCAGATGTGCCTTTCCAAGCCAAGTTTTCAATAGATAACATATACTTTTTTACGTTCCCTAATCCTGTTTTTTGAATATTTGTAGATTCTTTACCAGCCATTGGGGCAATATTCAAATTGTAAGTAGAATCAATAATAGAGTTTGTAAACTTTCTGATGTTTCCATTTATTGGTTCCCCGTTATCGTTTGCAACTCCTGATTGCAAGTTTTGATAGGTTAAATAAGGTGTATCCTTTGTAAAAACTCTTCCGTATTCTTGTCCGACTTCAATACCGTTTTTATTAACATATTTTCTAACTCTTGAACCTTTTGTAATTTCTTTGTATCCGTCGTGAAAAATTTTAGATATTTGATTAATAGCGTTACCCGCATGTGTTAATCTTTTAGCTCCTTTTACTAAATCAGCAGATTCTACAATTCTTTGCGTTCTTGCAAGTAACGAAGATTCGTTATATTCAAAATTTGTTGAAAGTGAACTTTGTAGTTTTTCTCTTACATTTCCAGTATACACAGGACTAGTTCCTAATACTTCACCTGTTGGTTGGGTGTTTGTTCCTGGTCCTACTAATGCTCCTGGTTGTGGTCCCTGTAAACTCTTCCAAGTAAATCCTCCTGTTGGGTCAGAGTCTTCGCCATAAGGTAGACTTGCAAGACCCATTTTACGTCGATTGATATCGTCTGTCTCAAACTGTTTTGATAGAACATCATCACCGTAAACTTTTGTTCTTGTTTCTTCTCCATATGGGGTGTAAGGAACCTCACCGCTTGGGGCAAAAATTGCTGGAATATCTTCTCCACCAGGTATGTATAAATTACCAATTGAATTGTCTTTATCAAAAATTTGGTCAATGGCAGTTCCAATTTGGGTTAAATTTTTGTCGTAGTTTGGTTTGTAGATGTTATATCCTAAATTGTTAAATAAAACACTTTTTTGTCCACTTCCAGTATTTGCTAAAAACCTCTGAGACCTATTTGTAGGGGTAACAGGTTTAGTTATTTTGTTATTTATACCTTGTAATAATTGTCCAACAGTAGTATTTCTTCTTGGTTGTTCTTGGAAATAATCACCCTCAATAGGTGAAGTAGGTATATATGTTCCCGAAAATTTTTGTAATAAAAACGCCGATTGGTCAAAAACTCCTGTTGGTATTGTTATAACATAATTTTTAGCAATTAAGTCTTGTTGTCCGCTAGCAAGTAAACTGGCCGAAAAAACATCAGTAAACGCTTGTAAATTAACTCTTCCTATTGTCGCCTTTTCTATTTCTCGATTAACTCTTTCTCTAAATGCCTCGGCTAAAAATTTGCTACTAAGTTGTGCGAGATATGAATCTTGTGATGCAAAATTTGAGGACTCTAAATTAAATAAACTAAAT